TCTTAGGTTGAGTGTTAGTTTACTTCCATCTACCGGTGCTTCGGATACATAACCATTCAAAATACTTTCATCATTGCCACGCACACCATTTACAACTCCTACAATTACTTTATTTACAAGACGACCATTTCCACCCACTTGGAATACTTCATCAGTGAAAGAAGCTTCAGTTCCGGTAAAAGTGGATAAACGATAATCAACATAATCAAACGAAATACCCCCGGCGTTTTGTTCTCGGTATTTTTCCATAACATCACCCGAGTAGTAAATCGTGTCATAAATCATTTTAAGTTCCGTAGTGTCAATTAAATATGGTTTAGATGCTTCTTCACCATCCGCAATACATACACGCTGAACCGTAGCATTTGAGAAGGTAAGTTCTAAATGTATTTCTTGGTCACTTGCGAAGAGATAGGCGGGTAATTGATGGGACTTCATAAAGGGGAATAATTCAGAAAGGAAGATAGAATAAATAGGCGATTCTTTGGGTCTCGCACCATCCATTTTAGCATAATTCAATACATCTAAATTATCATCATTGTAAGATCTACCATTAGATAATCCAAAAGTTGCCGAAGAAGAATCACCGGTATATATTGATTCATGAGAAATACAGCGACCATTTACGAACTGTTCACGTTCTTTGTTACTTTCATTAGTGGTAAATAATGACTGATACGCAGCCAAAATATTTACGGATTGAGATTCACAAACAGTGGTCTGACCGATTTTAAGAGTAGCATTTTTAATTGCTGCAAACACTCCTACACCTAGGGGAACGAATGCTTCATTATTAGAAGCATTAGGAACTAACGAAAAAGTAATTTTACTCATTGACGATAAAAAACCTTTTCTCTGAAGGGTAAAACGAGTGAATGTATCCGAAGACACAACCGGTTCTAAAATATCAGTTTCTACCTTCATAGCATAATTTGCGGGAATTTCTCCAATTTCAATAAGATTTGGGACAGAATCTTCTGTGTCCATAGTTTCTTGACTTGCCATATCTTGATTTTCCATTTTTATAAACTAATAAAATATAATAAATAAATATTTTATTTGTAAAAAACTTTATTGAATAATAAAAAAACTTTTTAAGAAAAAGTTTAATCAAAAATATTTTTGTTAAAACTTTTTTCTAAAAAGTTTATTTACTGAATTACTTGAATTCCTTGTTCGTTAAATAACATTGTCTGACGAGATTTAACAAATAGATAAGCACTTGTAGGGTTCGCATCTGTAACTGTAGTAATCATCTGAATACCGAACTGTTCGTTTTTGAAATTTTCACCCGACGAATCAAGCATATCGTACAAGACACCCACGCCTATAGTAGCACCCATATTAGGCATTTTACCATATGAGTTATTGGCATTCGCATTAACAAAGTTTCTGTTACTAGTAGATGGGGAAACATTACTTCTTACGTGGTCAGATTCCGGCATAATAGCACTTAAGAACGTTTTCTGTATCTGTGGGTCTGAAACAGTAACAGCGGGATTATTGCGTGAATTAGAATTCACATCAAAATTGTATGGGTGACGTTCACCATTTTTAAGGAAAATAACTTGATCAATAGAACCAATAGTTCCCGCAGTTTTAAAACTAGGATAATAAGTTAAATAACCATCTTGAGATAAATTATTAATAAATGACGATGGAACAAAATTAACAAAAGCACTAATAACATTAGATAAACCAAGATTGTATGAAATAATAGCATTGGAAGACTGAATAGTAGAATATAGAGATACAATACTATTGAAAGTGTAAGAACCTTCAGTTCGTGCCATCATCTGCGAGAGTTCATCGGGTGGTGGTATATGAACTTCACAAACAATTTTTAAATTAGTAAATTCATAAAAAGCATTTGTGACATAACCACGGGACACATCGCCATCATCAGAATAAAAAAACTGACTATCCGGAACTAAGGTAATTTCACAATCCAAACCACCAAAGGAATTTTCAAATAATTCTAGTGGTTCACCCCCAAGGGTCATTCCACTTGGTAATGAAATAGAAAAACTATTACCGGCAGTAGAACGAATAACATTTGTTTTGTAACTATCGGCAGAATTATGAATCAAAGCACTTTCCGATAAATGCCCAATGGCATCCTCCTTCGACGACATAACCGGAAGGAATGAGGAAAGTAGACGTCCATACGAACGTATTGACTCCGTGATACTTTTTGTCTTAGAATTTCTCCACGTTAATTGTTCAATCGCACCATATACACCTAATTTATGTGAAGCAGTGAGCGAAGAAGCATTACCGGCAGTTGGACGGGTTGTACCTTCCGAATTAATCCAAAAATTCAATTCACCTACAAGACGAATACTTGACATATCAAGTAAAGCATTTTGTGAACCAATCGTAAACGAAATTACGGGTAAACCATTACGATGACTAATTCCACCATTACGTGCACTTGGCACATTAGATGGGAAAATTTCTAGAAATTTAGAACTCATATTTATAAACTAATAAAATATAATAAATTAATATTTTTTTTTTTAAAAATTTATTGATTAGAAAAAAGTTTTTTTATAGTTCTACTGAAATATTAGCACCGGAAATCTGAATGGTTCTAATGTGGTAGACGAAGCACATAAGCATTTTATTTACTGCGGGTGCGGTGCTTTCATTGTATACTAACTGTAATTGATTAGTCATATTTCTTAAATCCATTACACCATCTTGGAGAACATAACTTCTAGGAATTACAAAATTTCTGTTGTATTCTTGGAATGACCGAGGAACGATTCGGGATTGATTCAAAAATTTGTCAAGCTCAGTTAGTTGCTGTGCCGATATACTGCGTCCAAGATTAATTCGTGACACATTCACGGGCCGTGAGGGAGTTAATTTATCTTCGATAAGCATCTGAAACGTGGATAAATGATCAATGCATCCAGTCAGTTTAGTTGAATTACTTCTTAAGATTGTATCTTGTCCGTAATCATCGAAATTTGCGTCTTCTTCTTGAATATATGTTCCAATTGCTCCAACAGTCTGTGCTGATGTATATACTGTTGAATCTGTCGCAACAACCCCAAGTGCCTTTGCTTTACTATTATTGAGTGGAAGATTTACCGTTGCTTGTCTGTTTTCTTTTAATAATGAATGTTTATAATTAGTACATGAAAGAATATCAAATTCAATCATTCCACCACTTCTAATATTTTTCATCATTCTGTTTTCATCTTCACTTGATAGTTCTACTTGCTGAATAACAAATTCTACGTTTGATACTTCATAAGAAGCATCATAAGAACTAGTCGCAGTAAGAGTAGTAGATGCTATACTATTTGCCGTGTCAATCGCTGCCGAATATGCTATGAATTCATTTTGAACAATCTTTGTTCCAAAATGTCCAGCAGTTGAACCATTGTAAATACCGGAAGCATTCAAACCAACTTTAATGAGTCCCCCAGCATCTAACGATATAGATTCAATAACCGGATTTACTGCCGTAGTCTCAGCACCCGCCGAAGCGGAAGACAGCCAAGCATTTTGTGTGACATCTGAACCATTACAAAATGCGATACGTTCACCAATACAAAATGGAAGGTTCTTAACACTAGTAATATTATTATCAGCAGTGAAAAATACTTCAGTTGTCCCAGTCACTCCGTCTGCGTCCCAATCTCCACCACCCGCAGTGATTCCGTGGAATACGGGGTTATGGTAAGCACGACGAGTTCTAATAGCACTATCTAACTGATGAATACAATATTTTGCGTCTTCCAAATCAATTTCAATAAATAAACCCGTTAGAAGATTAGGGAAAATCTGATTCGATTTTGTAAAAATTCCACTATGAAGATTAATACAACATTTAGCAGTTAAATATGCGTCATCATCCCAAGTATCCGTCGTGGTTTGGTCACCTTCTACGGTTTTAAAATAAGGGTTAGTATTAGTATCTACACAATTAGAAACAGTGCAACCAAGAGTACATCTATTTTCGGGGTTCGCAGTTAATGAACCTTCTTTTACAGCACGAAGACCACGTAGTGAATCATCCGAATTGTAATCATATTCCATTCTTAGCTTAGTATTGTAATCTACAATTTCTTCTAGTAAAACACGATTTCCATTATTTGAATAT